CTTCGGTGATGGCTCCGCTGTTTGCCAGTTTGGAGATGTCGGACCTTTTCTTTTCCGCCGCCTGGTAGATGGCAAATTCGGGGTCATATTGGGCACGCAGCCTGTCTTCCTTCGCTTGCGCTTCGGCGGCCCTATCCCGAACAACGTCCGCCGGCTTTTGGCTGGCCTTCATTTGGGCGTTGATTTCGGCCTGCACCTTGTTCTGGTCACGCGCGGCTCGGGTAGCGATCTCCGTGTCGCTCGCCAGTTTTCTCTGCGCCGCTGCGGCGGCCAAAAGCGCATGCTCGGTACCCTGCAGGGGAGCGTTCGAGGCGGCGAAGGCCGCGGTAATCCGCTCCATGGCGATCTCCGCCTGATCAGCCGTGACGGCACCGAAAGCCTGCGCGTTCGCTACCGCCATGAGCTCCATTTCGTAGGCTTTGCTCGCCGCATACACTGGGTCGATTGCGGCGCGCAGGCGGTCCATTGCCGCCGCGTACGCGTCGGTGTCAGCCTGCACTTTGGAAAAGTCCACTCCGAAGAGGGGGTTGGTAGCCGCCGTTCCGGTGCGCGAGTTGGCAGACGCCAGCGCGTTCCTGGACGTTCGCTGCGCGGTTTCCGCGGCGATCATGCGCCGGGTCATCTCATCTTCGGCAGCTGAAAGAAGCCGGGTCTTCAGCAACAGACCATCGAGCGGGGCGTGGCTCGCAGCATAGGCCGCCGTCAGACGCTCCATCTCCAGCTCGGCTGCCCTGGCCGATATCGCGCCGGTCTTTTGCGCCTGGGTCACAAGGTCGAGCTGCTTTTCGTAGGCTTTGCTGGCGGCGTAGACCGGATCGGTCTTTGCGCGCAGATCCTCCATTGCCTTGGCATAGGCTTCGAGGTCAGCCTGCCGCTTGGCATAGTCCTCGCCAGAGAGGGGGTCAGGAGCCGTTCCGCCGGTGCGGAGCTGGTCCGGGCCGTCACTGGTGCGGCGGGCGGCGTATGCGGCCTGGGCGTTGCTCTGGGCGCGGATGGAAGCCGTGGTGGCTTCCGTGCGGCGGGCGGCCTCGGCTTGGACCGTGGTGAACTGGTTAACGAGGGAAATGCCCCTGCCAAGCGGGGAGAACGACTCCGAGAAAGCTGACGTGAACCTCTCCGTGGCAAGCGCCGCCGCCTCGGCGTTGATGACGCCGGTGGCGAGCGCCCGGCTGACCAGATCAAGCTGCGCCTCGTAACGCTTCGAGGCGGCAAACAGAGGGTCGATGCTGGCGCGCAGCGCGTTGGCAGCATCCGATGCCCGGGAGAGTTCGGCCTGGGCAGTGGCCGCAGCCTTGGTCGCCGCCGCAAATTCCTCGGTTTTGCGCGTTGCGTCCGCCATTTCGGACGAGACCACGCCCAACCGGATGCCCCACTGGTCAAGGACGTGCTGGGCGGTCTCCTGCGTCGTGCGGCCGGCAATGACGGCTTTGTTCGCTGCGGTCTGGATGTCCACAAACCGCTGGAGGTTTTTGTAGCTTTCGTCAACGCCCCGCCGATAATTGTCGAACGCCTTTCCGGAATCCAGCAAGAGCTTCTGCTGATCCTTCTGGACGACAACGGACTCACGCCCGCTAAGGATCATCTTCTTGGTGGCGGCATCAACAAGGTTGGCGCCAACCTGAAACGCCGAGGCGTCAAGCGAGGACCTGATGATCGTTACCAATTCGGCGCTGATCGCTGCGGCCATTTTTCCAAACCCCAATCGGCGGATCACGTCTTTGGCTTGGACTGCACCTCCATCCAAGCCCTGTCCACCGCCATGATCGCTTCGAGCTCGGCTGGCCGCACGATGATGCCGGTCAGCGAAATCCACGCCGCCAAATCCACCCACCCGATCGGGTTTGGCCCGAAGCCGTTGCCGCCGCGCCCGCCGCTCAGCGCGACAAACCAGCGCCAGACATGCTCGCCATCGGGCGGAAGGGGAGGGCCGTCAAGCGATGGAGGCCGCTTGCCGGTCTGGCGCTCCACGCTTTCCAGGTGCTCGCGTTCGGTTGAACCATCGGGGCCGCGCACGGACAGGCGGAACTGATGCTCTGCATAGGCAATCAGCTCGTCGACGCAGCCGCCGGGTAGTTTCCCAGTTCGGCCGCGAACTCGGCCACCTGGTCGCGCAGCCAGGAAAGCTCCGGCATGGCATAAAGCTCGCGCGCCGCCGCAAGCGAAAACTCCACCTCAAGGGGAACGCCTTCCAGCGTCACGAGAAGCCATCCCTTCGTCAGCCTGGCGAGTTTTTCGGTGAAGTCGCTCTCGATGTCTTCCGCGCGCAACCGCTGCCCGCGCATTTTGATCTGCTTGTCGGTCACTGTGCGGTCGTGCGCGCGTCCCGCCTGGCTGGAGGCGGAAAGCAGGTCGATCCACGCCTGCTCTCCGGTCTCGGCGTTGACAAGCGGGCGTCGGCTGACCGGGTGCAGGATGAACATGCGGGCGGGTGTATCGACGGCGAGCCCGAGGCCGGCAAACTTGCTCATGTCGCAGCCGCCGCGGTGTCAACGATGCGGATAGTTGTGGCTGGCACACCGGGAGCCGACCCGTTGTAAAGCAGGGCCTGGAACGGCGCGGTGAGGATCTGGCCAGCCTCCCCGGTAATCGCCACGCTCGCCGAGCTGAGCTTTATCCTGGGCATGTAGAGACTGATGGCATCGGCGCCCGCCGCGCTGCTGGCATCGAGCGTCACCATGAGGCCGACCTCGCTTTCGTTAAGGAAGTCCGACACGATTACACCGTCCTGGAAATATGCGGTGAGCGTGCCGGTGCAGTTCGCGCGTCCCAGGAAAATCTCGGCGGGGAAATTCTGCCCCACTACGTCCGCCGCGGTGGGCGTCAGGGTCATCGCCAGATTGACTCCGGTGACCACGCCCTGGGCGATGCCCCCGAGCACAAGGATGCCGTTGACCGAGGCGCAGACCCCGGTGGTGGAGGCAGCCGCGGGGGCAGCGAAGAATGGCGCGGCGTCGGCCGTCAGCACCTGCATGTCCCGGCCCATGACATCGAAATCACAGGTCGAGAGCCCAGTTGCCGGCAGCGCCAAAGTGTAGCCGGAAAGCCGGCATTCGGTGAAAAGCCGGCTAACGTCGATGTCCGACCCATAAATCTCGAACGCGAACTTGCGCGACACCTGGCCGGTCGCGGGAACGATCGTGGAGTACCCAGGGCGGGTGATGCCAACCGCCGTGTCGGAAGACATGTCAGCCGGCGGAGGACTGACCGTCAGCACAGTGTTGCCGGCCCCTCCGATGCTGACGATGGTGAAGTTGACTCCATTGTTTGCCGTGGTGCCGCTCCCGGAAAGGCGGATGATGTCGCCGGCGGTGAGGCCAAGCGCGACGGCATCGCCGCTGCCCAGCGTCAGCGTGGATGCCGATGCACTGGCCGCAATGCTGGTGTACTGGGTGTGGGTCAGCGCCACAGGACCAACGCGCGTGTCCCGGTGTGTGGCCTCGAAAAGATCGAAGTAGCTGGAAGGGGAAAGCTCTCCCGCGATTTTGCCCTGGGCATGGCGTGTGCCGTGCCGGAAATCAGCAATCTGCCGGTCGGCGCGGATTTCGTTGCTGCTGTATGTGTTCTTTGCCAGCTCCAGGGTGGACGAAACCCGGCGCAGCGTCTTTCCCCCGGTGACGCCGGGATCGACCGTTGCGACAGGCTCAGTGTTCGCTGTGATGACCCCGGTCGCATAGGGCTTGTATATAATTCTTTGGGATACGCCCTCGGCCAACGGCATGGCACACTCCATCCTTCAAATTGCGCTGGCACCGCAGCGCTCGGTCGCTAACCCAGGAATCGGTATTCGTAGACCATCAGGGACCCACGCATGAACCAATTCCCGTCTTCTGTCTGCCCCTGGTCGAAGCCGGACCCGTCTCCGACGAAGCTCAGGTCATTCCCGAGCGCGTCCGCCGTAATGCGCTTGCTTCGGAAAGCCGCAAGTCCGGCGGACATCAGATCCAGTGCCACATCCTCACTGCCGAGCGCGCGGGCGGTGAACAGGCGCATGACGACAGAGCCGAACTGCGCCTTGAGGTTTTTGCCATTCCCGCCGCCAAAGGCCATTACCTTTTCCCGGCCGAAGCTGACCTCGTTGCGGAAGAAATGGGGGACGGTTGACGGATCAGGCAGCGGCTCGAAGTCGTCGGTGCGCCAGTAGACCGGAACGGTCGGATCGATCGCCGCTGCGGTCCATAGGGCGAGGATGTCGTCCCGCAGCGTGCGGTGCAGGCCGGCAGTCACGCGGTCCTCGCGCTTATGAAGATGGCGGGGTAGCGCACATAGTCCACGATGGCGCCGCGCACCCGGCGGTGTCCGCGCCGGTCTTTGAGAATCCAGGGATCGGCGATGTCCTGATAGCCGAACTGGATGTCGGCGACGGCGCCAGAAAGCCGCCGGGCCACGATGGCGGTCTCTTCGACATAATGGTGCCCGGCCTGGACAAGCACGCGACCATGGGCTTTCCAGCCCACTTCCAGCTTGCGGGAGTAGGGTGCCGTGGCGACGATGACTGCTTTGGTAACTCCCTCGTCGATATCGTCCACGGCAACTTCGACGTCATCCACGGTGATGATGATCGAGTTGACATACGTGCCGCTGAGCTTTGGCGCGGCCAGGACCAGGGCGTGGTAGGTGTCGCGCACCACCTCGGCAAGGTAGGTCCAGGCGAACATGACATAGCCATCCGGCTTGACGCTCTCCAGAGCGGCGCCCTCGATGTTGTCCACGATCTGCCTGTAGTTCGGCGCCATGCCGGAACGGGCACCCTGTTGCGCCAGCACCCGGTCGCGCTCCCGGGCGGCCAGGTCGGCGATGGCCGCGGATGCAGCAACCGCGTTCATCTTCGACACGTCGACCGTCAGGCTGGTGATGAAGCCCTGCAGCGCCTCTTCGGAAAACATCAGCTCCCCCGCGTCTGCATCACGTGCATCGCGGTGCTGTTGCCCACGTTTCGGGTCTCCACGCCCTGCACGGTCCCGGTTGCCGCCACGCCGGAGCTTGCCGTGGTGATGATCTGGTCGCCACGCCTGGGCGGCCCTGGCCACGCCGCCGCGGCTATCTCGGCATCGGAGATAATGGCCTCCTTGTCACCCTGGACGATGCCGCCGATCAGCTCTTGCGGTTTGTAGCCCCGGATGACAGCGCGAACGGCAACGTCGGTCCGGCCGCCGGCGAATACCCGCCGCAGGATGGCAGGGGCTCCAACAGTCGCTATCGCGGCGGCCACCGGCCTCACATCGATGTCGATCATCTTTCTTTCTCATGCAATCTCGAAATGTGCGAACAGTGCCCTGGTATTGTCATCCGGCGCCAGCGTGTATTGAGCCCACACGTCACTGGCGTCCTTGTTGAACCACATCTCCTTTTTCCCTTCCGGCCAGAAAACGGTCTGGCCGGAGAAAGGGCCGCCCGACAACGCTACCTTCACCTCGGGTGGAAAACCGCCAACGTCTGTCACGCGGCCCTCATTCAAAGTAGCCCTTCATCAATACGCTGCCTTGGATCACCTGCGAGGCGGTGGCCGTCGCCACCGGCATGCGCAGTATGATGCCCACATACTTGTTCCCATCGGTGCGCAGCGGCGGATCGAGCGTGATGTCAAGGTCTTTGTCAGCGCATTGCCCGATCGCGGCGCCGACGGGAAAATACTGCGCGCCCAGCGGAACGCGGATGCAGGTGCCGGTGGCAAGGGACGCGCCGCCTGACTGGCAGAACGCTCCCCAGGCCAGCAGCGTCGGCGTTGTCGCCCCGGCAGCGCCGGTGTTGTATGCGGTTATGTGCAGCCCCGTCAGGAAGAAGCTGTATGGCGCGGGCACGGCGAAGGCGAACAGGCAGTAATCCGTGGCCGCCCCGGCGACAGCCGCAAAACCGAACTGCCCGCCGAGAGTGGTGTATCCCGCGGCGGTGTTGGAGAGGGCGGCGTTCGACGGCGCGGCTGAATTTGACCAGTTCGAGGTTTGTGAGAAAGCGGTAGGGCTTACCTCGCCGCCCAGGCCGGTGCCAGCCAACTGGTGCGTCCAGGGCTCGTTGCCCGCAAGGTCAAACGTCTGTACCAGCGTGTCCCGCAGGTAAACGTAGGGCGCTGAGGAAGGCGCGGAGATCGTGTATAGGCGGGTGAACACCGGCAGATGCGTGACGGCCCACGTCAAGGGCTGCGCGGCCGGCACGAAAAGCGTCTGCTGTGTGATCAGCAGGCCGGCCGAGTAGATCGAGAAAACGCAATCCTGATCGGTGACGACGACCTCGAAGACGTAGTAGTTCGTCGCATTGAGCAGGCCGGAAACATCTGTGCCCTGTACCACGTCGGACCCGTTGGTGCATAGAACCGGAACAACGGTTCCGGTTGACGTGTAACGCCATACTGCGCCATTCGGGATCTGCGCCGTGGTGCCGGTGGGGGCGCCAAAACCGAACTCCACCACGGAGCCGCCATAAAAAACCACCCGCGCCTTGAATCGGGCTCTCAGGGGCGCCTGCGCAAGAAGCGGAAGTTGCTTGCTGCTGGTAAGGATGGAGTAAGCGGCGCCGCTGGCATAGTTGCCGGCGTTCAGATTGATCCCGGAGACCTGCGCCTGCGTCTGCGTCATGGAAGTCGTGGATGCGGTCCACACGGCCGTATTTACGACGGTGCCTTCGCAGGGATCGCGGATTGACAGCGTGTCGTTACCGGGCCGCATGTTGCCCATGCGGTCAACGCGCAGGGCCGCCCAGTTGTTCTCCACGGCTCCACCGACCGGAAGAACTTTCTGCGTGGCGCCGATCACTGAATCCGGTGCGACCACAAGCGGATTGCCGGCCGAATCGTAAAGCACAATGCGTGCGGCGTTGCTGCCGGAATCGCCGTAAATCGGGACGGCGTTGCTGCCCTGAAGCTGGATTGCCATTTCAGATCACACCCAGGCCCATACGATGTTGAACTTGCCGTAGGTGCCGGTCGCGCTCTTGCCATAGACCGTAAATCCGGTCCCGGCCACGACGTTGCCCGCGGAGACGATGATGTCTTCCGCCCAATGCTCGTCCACCCCGTGATCCGCGGTGACCGCCGGGGAAACCCAGGCATCGACAAGCGATGTGCCTATGATTGCGGACTGCCCCGTGATTGCAACGGACGCATCGGTGCCTCCCGGCGCGGACCCGAAATCCAGCACGACACTCCCTGCCGCCTTCGTCAGAAGCGGCCACGCCAAATTAAACTGGGCCTGGAGCTTTCCCACTGCCGCCGACAGACTGTCGGTTGGCAGGACGGCGGTGGGATTGGACAGCAGAAGCCCGGTGAGCGGCACGGCCAGGACATCTCCGCCAAATGTCGAGAGCCGCAGCATCAGCCAAACACCACGCAGCGGTAAGCGGACGCGGCCGGCGCCGTGGAGAACACGATCGTCGCCGTATTCGTGGTGGTTGCGGCCATGTCGCACTCCACTACCGAGTAAGGCGATCCGGTCTGCTTGACTTGGATCAGAACGTCCTGCGTGCCGAAGTTATGGGTCACGGTGAACGAAGTCGTGCTGCCGTCTCCGATGGTGGCGGCAAACATCCTCGCTACGGTGGAATCTACGGAGACGCCAGAACCGGAGACAGCGATGCCACCACCGGATGCCGGGGTTACGGAGAACGTGCTGCCGGCAAGGGCGAGTCCGTTGCCATTCGTGTAGGCGCTGGCGGCGCCAAACTGCAGAATTGAAAGGCCCGTGGTCCCGACTGTTATTGCGCCTACGGTGGCAACACGCCACTGCGTCCCGGCACCGGACGTGCCCTCGGTGGCGAGCCACATGGAGCCCGACTCAATCTCGCCTGGCGCGGAACCATCTATCGTTGTCCGCGCCCAGGCGCCCGAAGCCGCGTTGTAAACCCCGTTCTGGCTCGATGTGGTCTGGGCAACGCAGAGCACACGGTCTCCGGCGATCGGCGTCACCCCGTCAATCGCAGCCAGCCCGGTCAGGCCCAGATTGGTCTGCGCGACGATCCTGACCGGCGGCTTGCTCGCGATGCCGGCCGCCGCGGACTGGACCGCCGAATTGACGAAATCCCAGGTGGCGGCGTCACCGCTTGCGGTCGGGGCGGCCAAGCCCGTGATCTTCTTCGAATTCCATGCGACGTTTGCCGCCGGCGCCCCGAACGTGTCCAACGTATAGGCGTGGACGACTGACGACAGGTCACTGATCGTCGAGCTGGTCTGCGTGCCGGTATGGTTTGCCCGCGCCAGCGGGTTGGTCGCCAGCGCCGTGTTTGGGATCGTGCCGCTGAGCTTGCTTGCGTCAAGCGAAACCCAGGCCGTGCCGTTGTAGGTGTATTGCGCCAGCAGGGCGGTATCGAAATACGTCAGCCCCGCCACAGGCGATCCCGGCGCGCTGGCCAAGTTCTGGATGCGGGCGTTCTGCAGCTCTTGCTGCCCAAGATCTATTGGCGTCAGGAATTTGCGTGACATGGCGGGCTGCTCCCAGAATCAGATCAGGCGCGCGGTGCCGGCAAAGCCGGCGGAGAATGTCAGCGTCACCTGCTTCGTTGAGTCATACTCGACGTCGCCTTCAACAACCGAACCGGCAGAGTCGATGACAACCACAGTCGGATAGCCACCGAGGCCGTGGGCGATAACCCAAACCGCCTCCGGCACGGACTGCGTGAAAAGGAACTGGGAAGCGGAGCTTCCCGGAGGGCCGGCCTGCCCCCGCAACGCCGTCTGCAGAGCGACCGTGACGGCATCGGACGGAGCTGTGCCATAGCCGCCAAGCGTCGCGGTGTTGCCCAGGCTATCCACCAGGACGATTTCGGCGACCGGCAACGTCGGCTCCAGGACGATTTCGGCGACCGGCAACGTCGGCTCCAGGACGATCTGCGGGGCGCTATCCGACATAAGGCACCAAATTGAAATTCAGCGCGACCTCGAACACATCCGTCGTGATCTCGTTCGGCGGCACGGCCGCATCATAGAACTTCACCGCGCCGACAAAGCGCGCGGATTTTCCCTGCCCCGCCAGCGTGGCCCAGGCCAAGGTAGCTTCGGCATCGGCATGCAGCAGCAGCACATAGTCGGTCTTCGTCGCGTCGCCGGTGTGGGCGCCAATCTCGGTCAGCGTGGCCTGAATGGAGATTGGCTCCGCGCCGGCGGATGTCGCCTTGGGCCAGAGCGTGCAGAGCGCCGACCAGGCGGCTCCGGCCGGCAGCGTCGCAGTGCCAGCCCAGCTGAACGTATCGCCTTGCCGGTGCTGGATAACCGTCGTCGTCATACGACTTGCTCACGGTATGGTTCGATCTTCATCGCCACTTCGGGCGGGATCGCGCTCTCGGCACCGCTCGGCACCCACCAGGTCTGTTCCAGCACGCCGGGCACATTCTGCTGCCGCAGGTTCGGATCGCGCGACCGCGCCGCGAGCCGGTGCTTGATGAGCAGCAGCACCGCTTCCTGCAGCGGCAGCGGCGCCCCGTCTGGCAGATCGTAGCCGGCGGTATAGGTCGCAATGAGGTCCTGATAGCCGGTCCACCAGAGCGAGCGCCACCCCATTGTGCTCAGGCGCCAGATCAACCCCTTTTCAGCATCCAGATCGTAGCTCCCCGGATCAATCGGCAGCGACGTGCTCATGTCGATGAGCGAGGTCAACTCGGCAACCGGATAGCGCGACAGACGCAAAGGCGGCACTTCGTAAACCAGATTGGTCCTTTGCATGTCGAAGCGGAAGGTCTCGCTCAGATCCTCAAGCCCGAACGTCCGGTTGGTCACAAGCCCTATCGTCGCGCTGGCCTCGCTGATCCACCGGGAGAGCATCTTGTCCAAGCCGGTGTCCATAATGCCAAGCTCTTCCTTCACGACCTCAAGAGTGGTGAGGTCGCTTTCGGAGGGCGGCGTGAGGACCGTCAGGGACATCAGAGCCGTCGGAACGCAAAACTGCCGATTGAGTCGCGGCCGAGCGTGGTTTCCTCACGGTTGGTTTCCTCACACTTCCAACCGAGGCTGTCCATGACGGCCACAAGCCCTTCGGTGGTGAAGTACCAGAAATGCTCGTCGCGCCGGAAATGCCGCGACCGCAGGACGTGTTCAGCGTCGGTGAAGACTGGCAGGCTGACAAACACGCACTTGCGGACGCCGGCCAGCAGCTTTTCAAAATCGGCGATATGCTCAAGCACATCCCAAAGCGTAATGGCGTCGCAGCCGAGATAGGGGTCAGCGAACCTGTTGGCCGCCCGCAGCCATGCGACACCAAGTGGATTAATGTCATACCCGAGGGTGCGCGGACGGGAGGCGACGAACGCGCCGCAGCCTATCCCGACATCCACCACCTCGCCGGCCCAATGTCGGGCGACAAATTCCACCCTCGCGGTAGTCAGCCTGTGCCCAAGGCCGGTGGCGGCATATTCGACATATTTCCGGTAGTAGGCATCGTCGTAGCGCGCGCCTTCTGCCGGGTAGTAGCCGACACCGAACTCTGGCCACCAGGTGAGCGCCCTGCCTGCGAATGCGCGGAAGACCTCGGGAAACGGAACCTGGCATTGCGCCGCCAGTCCGACCACTGGCTCATCAAATCCGGGATCGCTTTTGGGCACGAGTGCTGCATATCCGTGCATCGGCAAAACTCCTTTGGCATCGCGAAGCCGAGCCGCGAGCAGTCCATGCGCGGATCGGTCAGTTTCTCGGGCGCGTTGTGTCCGCCCTGGCCGCCCAGCACGCAGAACGTCCGGGTGCCCAGCGCCAGGCCGGCGGGCACGATCCAGCCGACCGGGCCAACCACCACGGCAGCATCCCGCACCGCCGCCAGCATCTGGCGCATCGACAGCTCGCCATTCGTGAGCGCGGCGTTGGATGGCGGGATGCGGCCATTCTCAAGCCACTCCTCGCCAACCTTCAGATCCGCCAGGACCAGCACCGAGAAGCCGCGGCCCTTGAGATCTCCGGCAATTTCATCGACATACCCGGGCAGGCAGTTCCGCGCCCGGTTGTCCCACTCGGCCCGCCTGGTGACCGGCCTGATGATCGCCAGCGGAGAGCCACGCGTGTCGATCGGGCTCGCGCCCAGTTCCGGCAAAGTCCACACCGGCTTCACGCCGGCCGGCAGCGGCAGCTTGCTTTCGATGCCCTGGACAACGGAGCCGCGAGCCAGCTCGGCGTTGCCGTAGGCCAGCCTGATCTCCTGTGCGCCGGCCGGCGGCTGCCGCCAGAGTCCAGGCGGCTGGCGTGCGGCATTCAGGGTCTGCGTTCGCAGCGGCCTGTCGCCCTTCACGAAGCGCAACGGCAGGTCAGCATAGAGTTCCGGCCATGGGGTTTCGAGCCAGACGTCGCGGACCATCGAGGCGGCGGCAATGAAGGGTCTGGCGTAGATGCTATCGCCCAACCCCCACATGCTCCGGACAAGGAGCGGGCTCATCTTTCCTAACCCCCATGCGGGGGCAGCCTGCGGCCCACGCGGGTTGGCTTTTGGGGACCGTCGGCCCGAACCACGACCGTTTCGCCGTCTCTAAGGGCAGGAGCCCGGACAGCCAGGCCGAGCCGTTCAAGCTCCTGCGCGCGGATGTGCCCGGCCTCAAACCGGAAACCGGGCTCGACAACGCCTTCATGGTCGAAATTCCGCCATGGTCGGATTGCCATCATCCGCATTTTGCAGACCTTTACTGCAACGCGCCGTACGTGAACGCGGTCGGCCGGAACACGCAAAGCGCCAGCCTTTCTTCACCGCGGATCGTAATCATGTTCCGCTGGAAGTCGTCCACGTTCTCCGTCGAGATCAGCACTTCGATGGCCATCCTGTCGAAAATCTGCGCCCCGAGCCGGAACGCGCCGGTCAGGAAGTAACCGACCGCAAAGGCCGGCGTTGTCACCACGGGAAGACCCCAGAGACGGGGCGCGATCTGGCCCTGCGGATCGCCAACGATGTAGCGCCCGAGGGTATCTTTCGTCGTCTCGATCTTGGCCCAGTCGGTCGGATGCAGCACATAGCCGGTAGACGGGTACAGAGCCAACGTGGCCTGCAGCGAGGCCAGCCGCAGGATGTCGATGTCGGTTGCCAAGGCGGGAGCAAACGCGGCCGAATAGGCGGATGCCTGGGGAACAATGCCCAGCAAATGCTGCCCGGTGCCATCGCCGTAGAGCAGCTCGCCTTCCTCCGCATAGCCAAGGCCGTAGCGCAGCCTTCCGTCGATGTAGCTCTGGAGCTGCGTTGAGTCGTCCAGAATCTGCCGGCTCGCCTTCATGAAATGGGCGATGGTCCTGACCGGGGCCGATTTCAAATCGAACGTGATGTTGCTTTGCGGCTTGAGCTGTCCTTCCGAGACCACCGCCGCGGCCGTCGTGAACGGAGCGTCGGTTTCCACCGGATACTCTATGTTGTTGCTGGCCGTTGTGCCTGGCGTGATCAGATCCCGCACGACGAGTTGGCGCAGCGGGATAGGCACGATCGGCTGGCGGTCGGCGACCACCAGGGAGGACGTTGGCGACACGCCCGGCCCGACGCTCGCCGCTGCCGACGTGATGTCTTTGAGGTCGATGGTGATGCGGGCCTGGCCGTTTTTGGTTTCCATCAGCTTCTTGATTTCCGGGTCATCGCAGACGCGCTGTCCCAGCGACTTCAGGTCCGGCTGGCCGCCGGTGCCCCCGCGCCGGGCGACCTTCTGCTCGACATCGCCAACGCGGGCCGCGAGTTCGTTCATGTCCTTCAGCGCCTTGTCGGCGCTGGCTTTGGTCTCGGTGGTGGCGTTGCCGAGGTTCTTCATTTCCACGGTGACCTTCTCGGCGAAGGTCTTCACCTCGTCGGTGGCCTTCTTGAGATCGGTGGCAAGCGCCTTCAGTTCCACTTCCGGGTTTGGATCGTCAGCCATGGTGTTTCCAGTTCAGGATGATGAGAGGGAAAAGCCGCGCAGCGCCTTGGCGATCTCGCCGATCGCCTCCGATGCCGCCGGGTCCGCCTGGCGCTCCTCCGCCTCATCCCGAGGCTCCTGAGCAGTTTTGAACCCGCCTTCGGCGATCTGGCGGGCCATCGCGTGACTGACGCCGAACTCGTCCCGAATCCAGCTTTCAAACGCGCGCAGGGTAGCAGGCAGCGACTTCATGCTGTCCGGCAGACGCTTGCCGGTCAGATGTTGATGCGCGTCCTGCAAATGATTGAGCAGCGCCGCCCGCTGGTCTGCGGTCGGGCCGCCCGAGCCGGACATCGAGTTGCGATGCACGAGCAGGGCGGCGGCTACGGAATTTGTGGCTCCTTCGACGTTCGGTGGTGGAGCGGTGGACTTCAGGCCGTCGATGCGCGCCAGGGCGTTGCTGGGGTCGCGCACCGGGTCAACCGAGAACAGGTCAACGGCTTTGAGCGTCCGCTTCGGCTCGCCGGCCTTCTTCCCCATGAAAGAGCCGCCCTTGCGGACCGCGAACGCGACAGACAAACCGCGCAGGCCGCCGTCCTTCATCAGCCCGTGGATGCGCTTGATCGGATCGGTGTCGAGGCCGGAGAGCTTGCCCTTCACCCGCAGGCCGTTGTCGTCCTCGGCGATCTCGGTCCATACCCCAATGGGCAAAGGGTCGCCCCCTTTCCAGGCCGAGTGCTCGACAAACATCGCCGGCATCGTGCCGTTGCGCGCGTGCTCTTCCAGCGTATCCGAGAAGGCACCCTTCAACATGATATCGCCATGCCAGTCCTGGTGGTCGAAGACGCTGGCATAGCCTTCAAACTCGCCAAGCGCGGCGCTTGCCGTGAACTTGAACTCGCACGGTGCGGTGAATGAACCATCCATCGCGTCTCTCCTGTCACTGATTTTCCAGCGGCGCGCGTTCGGCGACCGCAGTCGAGTCTTTCGGCGGAGGCACCTTTGCTGTCGGCAACGCCACCTGCGCCACTGCGGAAGTCTTGGCTATGTCGGCGGCTTCCTGGATCGGCACCATGCCCGCCGCCACAGTGAGGTCGTCGCCGCCGGGGAGTGGTGGCATGTTGTCCAATGCGCGAAGCTCGTTCCTCGTGCGCAGTCCATGGTCGGCCAGCACGGCGTAGAGGGCGGCACGGCCGGCGCTGTCGGCTCTCAGCAAGCCCTCGACGTTGAACTCCGCATAAAATCCGTTGGCCCTGTCCTGCGCGGAGACCAAAGACTTGGCAATGCATTGCTCAATCCGCTTCAGATGCGGCCGAAGCGCGAACGTGAGGAACCACAGCATCATCTGCTCCATGCCCGATCCCCAAGCGGTAGAGCGCGTCATGTGCCCAATCATCGTTGGAGGAACATCGAACCAGCGGCAGATCGTTTCTACCTGGAACTGCCTGGACGCAAGCAACTGCGCGTCTTCAGGCGGCAAAGACAATTGTTCGAGTTTCCATCCGCCTTCGATGAGCGGCACCCTGCCCGCGTTGACGGCGCCCGCGTACTCCTCCTGGAACTTTGTCTTATACCTCTCGCGCTGGGTGTCGTTCAGATATGCCGGCGCTATCAGCGCGTGCGCCGGCCGCATGCCATTCCGCCACAGCGATCCCGCCGCGCGCTCCGCCGCCAGCGAAGTCGCGATGCTCTGCATCCCCTGCTGGATCGGGCTCATGCCAAACAGGCCGTCAAGCGAAAATCCCTTGATGTGCATTACATCGCCTTCCTCGAGATAGGCGATAAACCCCATGTAGTTGTAAGCGTAACGGAGCGAGCCGTCCTCCTGCCTTGTGATGTTCACCCGGTCGGGGCGCATCGGGGTGACGGCGACGATCCGGCCTCCGGCTCCGCGCTCAATCGCGGCATAGCCGTTGCCCCAGAGCAGAATCGACGCGGCGAGGGCTTCCCAAAATTCCGTCGCAGTCATGTCGGCATTCGGTATGTCGTGCAAGAGCGCATAGAGCGGATGCTGCCGAGCTATCACCGCCTGCCCGTTGTCGTCCTGTTGGTAGACCTGAAGCGGCAGCGTCGCGATCGTCTGCGCGATCAGGCGGACGCATGCCCAAACCGCATCCAGAGTAAGCGCGGTGCCGACGGTGACATTCTCGCCGGCGTGCGTGATGCCACTGCCCATGAAGTGATAGAGCCGGGGATCGGACAGCCCCAGCCCGCGGGCGATCGTGGTGACCGCCTTCAGATAGATGGTGCGGAGAGCTCCCACCTCATGCGCTCACGGGCGACGACAGGAAGCTGTCGAGGCCGGCGCTGTCATCCAGCATGGCTCGGCCTATCGCCATGATGAGGGAGGTCGCGCCGTCTATCCGGCCCGTGCTGTGCTTCTTCGTCGGCATCTCGTTGCCGTTCTTGTCGGTCTGCACTCGCATGTTCAGGACCATCCAGCGCAGCACAGGGTTGTTGCCGTGATCGAGCTTCTCGGACAGCAGCATCGCCTGAAGCTCCTTGGTCGGGGCGTTGTAGCTGCGAAGGCCCTGGACGAACTCGAACATCGGCACGCCCTCGCCCTGCAGAGCCACGGCAAGCTGGGTGGCGTTCCAGGGGTCGTATGCCACGCTGGCGATCTCATGCCGGCGCGCGTCCTCCAGCAGCGCCCGCTGGATTTCCGAGTGGTCGATGACGTTGCCCGGTGTGGCCTCGATCCAGCCATCATTGATCCACCGCTGGTATTGCACCCGGTCCCGGTCGGACTTCTCCATGACGGTATCCGCCGGCATCCAGAACCGGCACGTCAGCCGCCATCTGTCGCCAATCTCCTGCGGCGGGAACACCAGCACGAACGCGCCCAGGTCGATCTTGCTCGCGAGGTCAAGGCCGCCGAAGCATCGCCTGCCTGCCATCACCGCCGGGTCGTAGGTCTCAACGAAATTCCTGTCCCAAAGCTCCGCCGTGACCGCCTGGTTGGCGCTGGCCTGCCTGACGTTGAGGCGAAGCCGCATGAACTCCACCAGCCGCTGCGGCGAGTGCTTTGCCGCCAGCGCCTGCCTCTTGAGATCGTCCAGCTTGCACGATACCCCCAGATTGGGATTCGCCTTTATCCAGACCTTCGGATCGTCCCAGCGGTCATCGGGGTCAATCGTGGCGACGTAGCAAAACCAGGCGTCGTCCTCGTAAACCCCGTTGAGCACGCCCTCCGCGTAAGTATGTTCCTGGGCGTAAACGCTTTCGGGATTGTCATCGCCTGCCGTCGTGATAATCCAGAGCAACGGCTGGCGCCTCGCTCCAAGCGCGGTATCAAGCACGTCCAGCACCGCGCGATTTTTGTGTTTGTGCAGCTCGTCGATGACGACCATGTGCGGGTTCAGGCCGTCCATCGTCCGCTCGTCGGAAGACAGCGGCTCGAATTTGGACATCGTTTTATCGACTGCCAAACTCGCCCGGAACACACCGACGGTCTTCCGAAGCTCCGGCGAGCGCAGGACCATCTGCCGGGCCGCGTCGAAGACGATCCGGGCCTGGTCTTTCTTGGTCGCGGCCGAATAAATGTCGGCGCCGGGCTCGTTGTCCGCGACGAGGCCGATCAGTCCGACCGCCGACGCCTGCAAAGACTTCCCGTTTTTCCTGCCAATTTCCTCGAATACCACCCGGAAGCGCCTGGTCCCGTCCTTGCGTAGCCAGCCGAACGCGGAGCCGACCACAAACTGCTGCCACGCTTCCAAATGAACGATCTGGCCGCCCCATTCGCCCTTCGTGTGGCGCAGGAAGCGGTGAAACCCGATGCGGTGCCGCGCGATGTCGGGGCGCCAGGCCAGTCCCCGCGCCGGACCGTGCTGAATGTCGCCGAAATGGCGCTCACAGGCTTTCTTGACGAGGTTTCCGGTGACAATCTTGCCGCGCAGGACATCCCACGCATAGGCCGAGACCGGATCGGCGCTAGTTGACGGCCGACGAGCCGGGATCTCTGGCGAGGTAGGCTTCGAGGGTGTCGGTTTGCGGGATGGCATCAGCCTGCCCGCCAAGATCGCGTCCGCCAGCGGCGCCCTGGAGGCTCAGCCGGGGCCGTGCGGCGGGCGTGAAGCCAAGTTCCGCCGCGGCCCGAAGGATTACGACCGCCTGGCGGTTGATGACCGGCAAATATGGGCTCTGGACCGGCACGCCGGCTTGGGGCGAGCGCACCACGAGGCCGGTACGCGATTGGGCGATGCAGGCTTTCCGGTGCAAATCGCTCGCGATCACCCAAACCGTGAGCGCGGATCGGTCGATCTGCTTCAACATGCCGGGAGGGGAGTGGTCGAGGGCGAAATTCCACGCGCTCACCTGATCATCGGTGAAGAAATCGGGCGGAGCGAGCGCGGCCAGATCGCCGGCCGGCTTGGGCTCAAGCGGATTCCGTGGCTTTTTCGAGCCGTGCAGGTCTTTGAGCACGGTGGGCTTTGGTTTGTTGCCGCGCACCGCCATTACCGGAGCCCTTTTTCGCGATGCCGCAGCGCATCGCATTTTGTGCAGAGAAGCCGCAGGTTCGACGGGTGGTCCGGTCCGCCATCCTCGCGGGGAATAATATGGTCGGCACGGCAGCCATAGGGCTCTCCGCAACCGGCGCAGATGCCGCGGTCCCGCTCCACGACCAGTGCCCTCAACCGCTGCCATGCGGCGGTGTGGTAGATGGCGTGGCTCGGATTTGGGCGCTTCGGCGTCAGCCGCCAGCCGGCGGGCCGGTGTTGTGGGGGCCTGGTCGGCATTCTGTCGCGCGCAAAAATGGGAAGAGTAGTATTTTAAGCCGCTTAACCCTTCCCGTTGTCAATCCCAATCCTCTCCTAACCCCACCCATTGCGGTCCCGGCCGGCGGAAAACACAAGCCACCAGGGTCAAAAGTCTTCCAGGAACTCTTTTGTCGCGGCATCCTTCAGCGCCCTCTCGGCCGCCAGCATCGCATCATGCTGCTCGCGAGACCAGCCTTCGGGCATGGGGTTGGCCTTGATCGCCGCATCGAGGGCGGCCCCAATGTGGTCGAGCCACGCCAGCACTTCGTCCTGGCAGTCCTTGCGCCCGCTCGCCCACTGGCGGGCAGTGCCCTCGGCGATGCCTAGCCGCCGCACAAGCTCGTTCTGGCTCCAGCCAATGCGCCGCATCGCCTCGTTGAAGCGAGCATGGTTCGTCTGCCGATATTCTTCCATCATGGCGATCTGCATGAGTTAACCCCTGTGCTGCGGCTGGGTTAGCTTACGGATCGCGGTAAGGCAATGCCGGGCTCCCGGCCATTGAGAAGCAGAAAGAGCCCGGCAAAGGCGGATGTCGGGCAAGCGAGAGGATCACCAGCGCGACTTTCCACGTGGGAAATATAGTAACCACCCCCATGTTTTAAGTGCCCCCGACGTCCAAACGGGTTTTGTTTGCCGGACCCCCCGGCCCGGTCTGGGCACCCGCGCCGATCGTTTCGGTATCCCCCGCCGCCCCCCCCCCCTGGCGCCGCCGGTACGGCAGGCACGGCCAAAGCGGGCGCCGTGTGGCTACGGAACGGGCGCCCGGCATGACGGCTTGGCACAGCGGGCGCGCGGGCCGGGCGCCGTGACAGGAAGCGGCAGCGCGCGGCGGCGCGGGCCAGGGCGGCAGCGCGGGCCAGTGCGGCGCGGGCGCCCCTCCCAATGCCGGGGCATGCCATCCGGCGCGGCAGCCAGGGCGGCAGC